CAGTCGTTTTTTCAATCAGTTCGCAGGGCTTTGGCTCAACTTCTGCCGCTGAAATTTCATAGTACATGTGGTCAATCTCTGTGATTTCAGTTAAAAAATAGTGTTTCCCCTGCCAGCTAATAGCATCATCAAGGGTTATATCCTGTTTTCTTATCGTAAATTTGACCGCTCTCATCCCGACGCCTATTGCAGAAAACAGGCTTCTACCTTTTTGTGGTTCAGCCTTCGCCCATGTTTCATGTTTCAAGGCCCATGCGTAATCAGTGCCGGACTTTTGAAGCTCCAAAACCTCAACCGGTTCCTTCAGTTCCCCCGCCTGCATCTGATTCACCGCCCATTTGTAATTGGAGAATTATCCCCCCCAGCCCATAAGGCTGGACATCCATTTTTCCAGCCGGGAGGCGATTGTCATACCAGTAGGATACCAGCATTTTGACCGCCAAAGCATAAAGCTCATTGCCTTCGTCTTTTTTTATCCCGGAATTTTCCAGATATTTCTCCGCCGCGTCGATTAGCGGAGTAACGTCTTCTTCAGCCCGAACATACGATTTTACTTCATCAGAAAACATGGGCTAATTCGCCTCTCTTAGGTCAGGTCCCGGTAGTAGCTTCGCCTTTCTTGACAATAACGAAACCGTTCGGGTCAAGGATTTTGCCATCTGCAATCAGTAGTGCCTTATCAACCCATTGGTTTGTATCATGGTCAAGATAGCGGAACATTGTAAGCTGCATGTTTGAGTTTATGGCATAGTTGTTGAGATTGCCGTAAATGGCAACTACGTCTCCAGTTGCGGCATCGTCATAGTTTGCAATGACGTCGTCTTCTACCTCTACAACCGGCTTACCTCCGAACCTCTCCTGGGGTCCTTCCGCAATGCTGTAGTTTACACGGCCAACAGGCTGACCCTGCTTGTCCACCATGCCGTCGATATAGCCTTCATATGTGCCGGATGCCATGAAAAATTCGGCTCCGCCTTTATAAGACAGCGGCATTTTTGCAAAGACCTTTTTCTTCCAAGTGCTCCAGTCGGTAAATTCATCCGGCTTAAGCGTAATAATCTGTTTGGAAGGAATTCTTGTGTCCTTTGTAATCCCAAGAGGACCCGTGGTCCCATCGCCTTTGATGATAACAATATCCATCACCTTTGTGATTGCTTCTCCAATCACGTCAATCAGGATACTTTCAAACTGGGCAAGCGTTACAGTATCTGCAAGGATAGATGTAGCAACCTTGCACTCAAGGCCATAGTAGGTAAAAGATACGCTGTCTGTCATCTGAATTTTCTGCCGGCTGGATGGAGCCGATTCTCCAATCCAGGTAGCGGTAGGCTTTAAAGACAAAATCGGAACCTTCTAACTGCGAGCTTGCGGACGCGGGAAAAAATCTGGCCGTAGGTTTCTACCTTTTTGATGACTTCTTCCAGAATCGTAGAGGGGATAATAGCCCCAACATCTCCGGTAGTGGTAGAGGCATCGGCAGACCGGAACTCCAGGATGTTTGAACTTTTCCCGGTCTTTGCATAATCCATAAAAGCCTTGCGGTATTCGAGAGAAGCAAATTTGCTTATAGGCTTTTCCTCTTTCGCCTTCACAACCTGGGTCCCTGCCGCATCGAATTCTTTCCCGCCGTCGATTGCCTTTTGCGATTCGATTTTGGCCTTGATGGTCTGAATCTCGGAAGTCTTTTTATTCAGTTCCTCTGCGGTTACTCCTTTTTTGCTCTGAAGGGCTTGTGCCGCTTCTGTTTCAGAATCCAAGTCCTGAAGCAGTTGGCGCATATTCTTGCTTAAAAATGCCATAATAAAATCTCCTCTTTAATAAAAATTGCCGCCTTATGGCGACTGATATTTTAGCCTAAATTGTAAGCTCAAGAGCTAATTTTGCTTTGGCAAGCTCTGTCTGATTTTCAAATTTGTCGCTCAGCTCCTTGGCCTTAGGCGCCTGCTTTAGCTTCTCAGGTATGTTTTTGTATTGGCTGAAAAACATGCTGTTAACGCTTGCCACGGCTTCCGCCCCTGAAGTGTCAACGTTTTTGAACGTTTTTGCGGCCTCTTCTCCGTCCATCCAAGTCTCAGTCTGCTGCATTTTTTCAATCTGGTCTTCTTTGACTCCATCCAGAGCGCTCTGGCTAAATACTTCAACATACGACTTGTCGCATTTATCAAGCGAATCGGCCAATTTCCGGAAATCGTCTGCATTACCAAGCGCTATCGTCCAGCACTTATGAAGCATTAGTTGGGACCCTGGTGGCATGTGAAGCATGTTCCCATCCAAGCAACCTACCATCGCAATCAGACCAGCAGCAGAGGCGGCAAGAGCATCAACATAGACATCTATGTGTGCTCCGTTTCTTGCAAGGATATTGTAAATTGCCAGGCCGGCGAAGCTGTCTCCTCCGCCCGAATTGATGTAAACGTTGATGTTTTTTACTCCGTTTAATCCATTTAGAAAGTCTGCAACATCTTGTGGGCATTTGTCCTCTTCCTGCCAAATATCCCAAGTCGAGGAACAAATGTCACCGTAAAAATACAAATCTGCACTTTGCTTTGATTGATTCTTGATTTCCAAACAGCCATGTGCCTGAGCGTGCGTTTTCGGATTTTCATACTGAAGCTTCAAAATTTTACTCACCCGTTTCACCCCCTTTCAATTTTTGCTTATAAGGCAGCCCTTCAGCCAAAAGCTCTGCTGGAACAAGAGAAGCGTTCCCATACAGCTTGTCTCCTCCCGGCTTCTCCGGCCGTTCTTCCAGCCTCCTGCATTCATTCGGAGTTAAAATCATGTTTTGAACTGCCTGCCTGTATGCTGCATACCTTTTTTCAGGGTCCCCTCTAAGAATCACATCGGCATTGAACTTTACGTAAAATCCATTTTCTATTTCTTTTTTTGTAAACAGTTTATAAGTACATTCCTGCTCATACATTGTCAAGATGGCAAGCATGGTGTCTGAGTAAAACTCGCGGTTCGCTTCGGAGGTCGAAGCGTAGGAAGTCTTTGTCTGGTCATTTACCTGATGCGGCTTGATTCCAAACGCTGCCGTCAACTGCTGAATCGTTAACTGAGTATTTTCCAAAAATTGAGCGTCAGTCATTTTTAGATTAATCGGCTGGTAGGTAAGCCCAACCGGCATAGCAGTTATTCGGTTTGAATTTTTTACTCCAGACATAGAAAGCTCGTATTTATTTACAAGTTTTGCTTGCGCGCTGTCGCTTAAATCTCCAGTATATTGTAAGATTCCTCCGACTTGCAAACCTTTTTTATAGCTTGTGTTTAAATATTCAGATGAACTTTTTGCATTTTCAATTGTCATTTTAAGCTGCTCTATCGTGCTCAACCCGACCAGGCCGTTTAAGGAAAGCCCCTTGAAATGCAAAACTGCATCAGAATTCAGCAATGTTTCTTTTCCGGTATCATCGCGATACTGGTACCAAACCTTGTCTTTTCCTGATAAAAGCCCGGCGTTGTCCACATATATTGTCATATTTTCGCTCTTCGCAGGGTAAAGACCGGCTATTTTACCGTTTCCGGTTGTGGTTCCGATTGCATCATCTATCAGGGCATAAGAATTTCCGTAGATATTTCGGTTTACTTCCAGGACCCGCCAAAAATCATAAGCCGACATGTATGGATTCGGCCTTAATTTTAAAAGAGAATAGCGATAGTCCTTTATCGGCTTTTTTGCGCCTTCCCCATTATCCTGGTATATCTTCATTGGAAGTTTTGCCACCGACTCTGAAAGTATTTTCAGGCAGGTATAAACAGTAGCTTCTTTTAATGCCTGTGAACCATGAACTTCAAGAGATTCTACCGGTATGCCAAGAAACTCTGCAAAATCTGCAAGGTCGCCTGTTTCGAGCAGCTTTGAGCGCGGCCTGTACGATTTTCTGAAAAGCATGGCATCATCTCCTTACCGGGTTTCTGGTAAACCAAACGCCAAGTCCAAAAAGGCATAATCCCAAGCAGTAAAACCCCGCTATTTCAGATAAAAGAAAAGTTGCAAGACAAATGAATCCAATACCTGAAAAAATGAAAATATCTTCGATATATCCTAAAATAGCCTTTTTTAGCGCATTCCCAAATTGAATTAGGTATTTCTTCATGTCAATCCCCAAAGTTTATCCAGCGTCCCATCTGTAAGGTATTTAC